GGCCGCAAGTAGGTAGGCTATATATGTTTCCTAGTTGGATGCAGCATATGGTGTATCCGTTTCAGGGTGAAGGCGAGCGAAGGACAGTAGCCGCCAATATCAATTGTTTTCCTGTCGAGGGTGAGCAAGATGGACATAAGCATTAATGATACTGCTCAGATCAGTTGGAAGCAGATAGCGGTACAAAAGCAGGAGCGCCTGAAAACGGGTGCTGAAGGCGAGACTGTGCGCGAGGCGGTTGAAACAATCATACCGACTATGTACACCAAAGAAGGCAACAAGGTAGAAGCGCAACCACTAGCGCCTACTCAGAGAGTGAATATATCGGTATGAGCGACAAAGGTGAACAAGCATTAAATGAAGTTAACGCCCATGAGCGAGAGTGTGCCTTGCGTTACCAGCGTATTGAAGAGCGCCTTTCAGAAGGCTCTGCTAAGTTTAAGCACCTAGAACATCTTATTTACGGACTGTATGCATTGATTGCAGCGGCAGCATTGCCGCAGTTTTTCATGGGGTAAATCGTGATTATCGAATCTGTTGCAGCTGCCGGGATGCTTCTCCAGCAGATCAATTCGGTGATTCAAAATGTCAATGAAGGCAAAGCCAACGTGCAACAAGCGATGGCTCTTGTGTCTGATTTCGGAGAAGCTCTTAACAACTTCGAGGTACAACGTAAAAGCTCGACGTTCAATGCGCTCTCAAAGAATGACATTCTCAAGCTACAGATGCTTCGTAGGAACCAAGAGCGATACCAAAAAGATTTGAGAGATTTGCTCCTCGTCGCAGACCCTAAGTTGTTAGAGGATTATGACCAGGCGATTAGGCAGCAGGAACAAGACAGGAGGGCACACGCGAGACTAATGACAAAACGTAAGCGCGAAAAACAAATCCTTATTCAACAACTTCTTGTTGGCGGCACGACTCTTATTATTGGCGGCGGCATCGCCGTCTTGATCTTTGTCTTGATTCTTAAAGCCTTCGGATGATTATGGCGTTCCTGCTGGTCATGCTGGTCGAGGGCGAGCAAGTCGCAGGCAGATTTCACTTCCGCAACATTCATAGATGCAACCAATTTGCATATTGGCTAGAGCAAGGGACTATTAAGCCGATAGAGGGTAGGCGCTTGAACAATCAAGAGAACATTACAGCCTATTGTATCCCTGTTAAAGTACCGCCAAACACACCATTCTATGACTGACATGGCAGCAAAAAAACTAGAGCCTGGATCAGATTACAATCAGTATGATACTGATGGTGATGGTGTTGTTACTGATGACGAGCTAGAGACTAGCAAGGAACTACAAGAACTAAAGATCAGCAATGAAAGAGCGCAGGCTCAGCGCAGTATGAGTTGGTTTGCTCTATGGGGCATGCTTTTGTACCCCTCCCTGGTAGTAGTAAGTAGTTGGGCTGGTCTAGTACAGGCGGCAAGTATTCTAGGCGATATGGCTAGTGTCTATTTTGTGTCAGTCGCAGGTATATTGGCAGCGTTCTTTGGAGCGCAAGCGTGGTCAAACAGAGGGAATGGTAGATGAGCATAGTTGCTTCATTGGTGGGTCCAGTAACGGGACTGCTAGATAAGTTCATAGAAGACAAAGACCAAAAGGCAAAGCTCGCTCATGAGATAGCAACCATGAGCGAAAAACATTCGCAAGAAGCGATGTTGGCTCAGCTAGAAATAAACAAAGCAGAAGCCGCCACAGGCTCGTTGTTTATCGGGGGATGGCGCCCCTGCATTGGATGGATCTGTGCGTTTGGCCTGCTCTACAACACCATCATCGTTAACATATTAGGTATATGGGTAGCAGTGCCAGAAGTGGATACGACGCTTTTAGTTCCTGTGATGATGGGTATGTTGGGGCTTGGTGCGATGCGTAGTTACGAGAAGGTCAACAAGGTAGCGCGAGAAAAGTAATGAGTAAGCTAGTCGAAATGATTAAGCGTCATGAGGGCGTGAAATCAAAGGTTTACCTGTGTTCTGCTGGCTATGAAACGATAGGCGTGGGCAGAAATATCTCAGAGTCTGGCCTAGGATTGTCTGATGACGAGATAGACTATCTTCTGGAGAACGATATTAAGCGAGTGACAGAAGAGCTACAAGACACTTATTTTTGGTTCGGTGGGCTAAATGAGGCTAGGCGCGACGCGATGGTCGATATTTGTTTTAATCTTGGTCTTACCAAACTGCGTGGTTTTACAAACGCTTTGACTGCCATGAGCAGGGAACAGTTCGATATTGCAGCTGATGAGTTCATGGATAGCAAGTGGGCGCGGCAAGTAGGCACTCGCGCTATTAGAGTTACTGAAATGATCCGCGACGGTGAGTATCAGTAATGCCTTTGCAGAAATACATATTTAACCCTGGCATCAACAAAGAGGGCACCGACTACACCGCTGAAGGTGGATGGTTTGATGGCAATCTTGTTCGATTCCGCAAAGGCTTGCCTGAAAAGATAGGTGGCTGGGTAAAATTTATCACTGCTTCTTTTGAGGGCACTGGCAGAAAACTTTTTGGCTGGACCTCTTTAGCTGGCACTAAACTTCTCGGCCTTGGCACTCGATCAAAACTCTACATACAGTCTGGTGGAAACTACAACGACATAACTCCTATACGATCTACCACATCTGCAGGTGATGTAACCTTTGGAGCGAGTGACGGGTCTAGCTCAATAAACGTAACTGACACCGCACACGGCGCACAAAAAGGTGATTTTGTTACTTTTAGTGGCGCTTCCTCTCTAGGTGGTAACGTTACTGCCGCCGTACTCAACCAAGAGTATGAGATCGATTCCATCACTAGCACCAGTGTGTATGTGATTACAGCAAAAGATACCTCTGGCACAACTGTTACCGCCAACAGCAGCGACAGTGGCAACGGCGGTAGCTCTGTAGTAGGTGCATACCAAATCAACGTAGGCCTTGATGTATTTGTTGCTGGTACAGGTTGGGGTGCTGGCACATGGGGCGCGGGAACATGGGGCTCATCTAGCCCTTTGAGCGAATTAAACCAACTGCGGCTGTGGTCTTTAGATAGTTTTGGCGAAGACTTGATAGCAAACGTGCGAGCAGGTCGTATCTATTATTGGGATACAAGCGCAAAAACATTAGGGACTGATAGGGCTGTGGATATCGCTGATCTGTCTGGCGCAAACTTTACGCCGACTGCAGCTTTGCAAGTTCTTGTATCTGATGTAGATCGACATGTGATTGCCCTTGGCGCAGACCCAATCAACGATGCAGCAACAGCCCGCACAGGCACCATAGATCCGCTTCTTATTGCTTTCTCTGATCAAGAGAATCCTGCTGAGTGGTTTCCAACAGCCACAAACACAGCCGGTTCTCTGAGATGTTCTGCTGGCTCACAAATCATTGGTGGCTTGCGGGCTAGACAAGAGACATTGATATGGACTGACGTTGCTCTATACAGCCTACAGTTTATTGGGGCGCCTCTTACCTTTGGTTTGAACCTAATCAACGAAGGCGTGAGCCTTATCGGACCAAACGCCCCCATCAACACCCCCGCTGGTGTGTATTGGATGGACAAGAAAGGTTTCTATTCGTACCAAGGCGCCGTTCAACCAGTGCCATGCAGCGTTAGATCTTATGTGTTTGATGATTTTAACGAAGGCCAGGCGTTTCAGGTGTTTGCTTTCTTAAACAAGCAGTTTGATGAGGTTGGTTGGTTCTACTGCTCTGGCTCAAACACCGTCATTGATCGATATGTCACCTACAACTATGTCGAACAAACATGGGCCATAGGCAACCTCTCTAGAACAGCTTGGCTTGATGAAGGCCTTGAAAGCTTCCCTCGTGCAACAGGAAACGACGGCACCAGAAACTACGTTTATTCTCATGAAACTGGGTTTGATAACGACGGCTCACCCATGGATAACGTGTTTATCGAAAGTGCCGACTTTGACCTAGGTGATGGGGAAGAGTTTCAGTTTATACGCAGGTGCATACCAGACGTTAAGTTTACGGGCGATAGTGGCGCAACTCAGGCCATGAATTTTGTGATCAAGGCAAGAAACTTTCCTGGTGACTCTCTAACGACAGATCAGACCACTGCTTTTACAGCAAGCACAACAAAAATAGATGCGCGGGCTCGTGGGAGACAAGCGGTTGTGCGATTTGAATCAGACGATGATGGTGAAACAGGCGCTAGATTAGGGCTTGGTTTTAGGATTGGTGGCACTCGTATAGATGTGCAACCAAACGGTAGGCGATGAGCAAAGTATTACAAGGCCGTTTGCCTTTTGTTCAAAATGGCCAGATGGTCGATGGCGGCACGTTCAACAGAACAGTGCGGTTGCTGGAGTTGAGCCTTGATTCTCTTGATCCAGACTCGACACCTTTGTTTACCAGAAAAGAACGAGATGAGTTAAAGTTTAACAGAGGCGACTTAATCTGGAACACGTCGATAAACGTGTTGCAGGTGTACGATGGTAACAACTGGATAAGCTTATCTGAGCCTTTGCCATTTACGACTGATCCGCTTGAAGCGACAGCACTTGTAGGCTCGGTTCAGGTGATAACTAACGGCGATATAGTAGTGAGTGTAGGTTCATGACAAAACTATGCCCTAGAGGTAAAGCAGCAGCTAAGCGCAAGTTCAAGGTATATCCATCAGCTTACGCAAATGCCTATGCCAGCAAGATCTGTGCAGGCAAGATCAAAGACCCATCTGGCTTGAAGCGTAAAGACTTCAAAGGGCCAAAACCCAAGAGTAGCGGCACATCTGCAGCTGCCAAAAGAGTTCGCACATCTCCTGCATCTGCAAGAGGTAGGAGAGTGGTGCGCAAGAATGCCGGTGGCTTTGTTGCCAAAAGAGCTAGGATGGCAGGCGTGACATGAGTCTACAAGATTGGTTTGGCAAAGGCCCGAAAGGCGACTGGGTAGATATTGGAGCACCAAAGAAAAATGGTAAGTTCCAAGCCTGTGGCCGTGCCAAAGTGAAAGGATCAAAACGCAAGTATCCAAAGTGTGTGCCTAGGTCAAAAGCAAAACAAATGACTGAGAGTGAGCGCCGCAGCGCAGTGCAGAGAAAGCGTGCAAAACCACAAGGCGTAGGTGGCAAGCCCACTAACGTGAAAACATTTACCTCGCCCGCATCCGCAAGAAGGCGCAGAATAGTAAAGAAGTTTGAAGGCGGTGAAGTCCGTCGTAACCATAGGGGTTGCGGTGCTGTCATGTCTGATCGACGCAAGAAAACAAGGTATTCGTGATGTTTAAGCGTTATGCCGAGGAGTTTTCAAACGGTGGCGCAGTGCGAAAACGCAAGCGCGACAAGATGCCAAAGCGTAATAAGAAGAATTTTCGCCCTACAAAAGAAGGCGCGGGGATGACAGAAGCGGGTGTAAAAGCCTATCGTAGGGCAAATCCTGGTAGTAAACTCCAGACAGCGGTGACGGAGGATAATCCCAAAGGGAAGCGTGCGAAGCGTAGAAAGTCGTTTTGTGCTCGATCTGCCGGGCAGATGAAGAAGTTTCCCAAGGCTGCAAAAGATCCAAACTCAAGGCTACGACAAGCTAGACGTAGGTGGAAGTGTTGAAATGTCAGAGCTAACACAAGATTTAAGAGAAAAAATTAAACAAAGAACCTTAGAGGTCCTTGATCAACCGGGATCAATGCAAAGGTTCGCTCCTAGCCCTCTGGCAACAATAGATCCTAGATTCGCTAGTTCTACCAGCTTCATCCCGCCCGATGTGCAGAACCAGTTGGCTGGATTTTTTCAATATCAAAGAGCTCCAGGGACTCAATTCGCTAACTACCCCATGGCCGCACCAAATATTGGTGGCCCTTTGATGCGTCCCACGATGCCTCCAGGTTTTAGCTTTGGCCAACCAGCGCCTACACCTACGCCCTCACCTTCTCCATCACCAAGTCCTGGCCCAGTGATGGAAGAGGATATTTCTTCCAACCCTGAGGCTCAAGAATTTTTGGATGAAATAAACAACGAAAGGATGGAAAGGGGTTTAGACCCTTATGAAACTTTTCAAGAATACATTTCTGACCAAATTGGCGATATAGGTATTGGCTACATAGGCATGGCCGAAGGCGGTATTGCATCGCTTGAGCCACAAAGAATGTTTGTAGGTGGTTTGATGAGCGCGATAGGCCAAGGCGCTGCAGCTGCAGGAGGCGCTCTTGCTCAAGGGGCCAGTGCCCTTGGTAGTGCAGCTGCATCGGGGTTAGGCGGCCTCAAAGACATTGCAATGAAGGGCATGCAAAATTACAACGAAAACATGGCTGCACGTTCTGGCGGCATTGGCGCCCTTTCTGAAAAACCTATAGAAGAAATGACTCGTGAAGAGTTGATCGCTTACATTCGCAAGATTGGTGGGTCTGGTGGATCTGGCGGCTTTGGCGCAGACTTAAAAAACATAGGTAACACGATAGTGGATTTTGCCAAAAATAGACCGTCAGGCGGAACCGCAGCATTAAGTCAAATGGGCGACCTATCCATGTTAGGCATGGCTGAAGGCGGCGATGTTGACTTCCCTCGAATGAACGGCCCTATCTCTGGACCTGGCACCGAAACATCTGATGATATTCCCGCCATGCTTAGTGACGGCGAGTTTGTCGTTAATGCAAAAGCAGTAAGAGGGATTGGTCGCTTGAAAGGCGCTGGTAAGACCAAGGCTGAGCAACGCAGAGAGGGTGCTCGCATGATGTATGCCTTGCAGCGTGCCGGTGAGCAGGCGATGAGGAAAGCCTAATGGGTGTCTTTGATTCAAAAACAAAAGAAGTTGAGACATCTGTACCTGTAGTTCAGCCAACAGCGCAACAGTTTTTTTCTGATCCAGCACAAGAACTGGCAGCAAGACAGCTTCAAGATTTATATTTCAATCCTGAATATGGGTTGATAACTCAACAAATACCTGTGCCAGTTCAACAGGTGGCTGGTCTTTCACCATTAGAGGTGCAGGCTCGAAACCTAGCCGGTGGCCTTGGCGGATTTGGTAGACAATTAACAGAAGCTCAAGATTTATTCAGGCAGTCTGCTCGTGGTTTTGACCCTCGATCTGCAGGTGCTTTTGCAGACCCTCGTGCTAGACAACTATACGAGCAAAGCTTGGGCGTGTTTGACCCTCGCATGGGTCAACAGTTTATGGATCAAGGCGCTAGAGCCATGATGAGAGGCGCTGCCGGTGATATCCGTGGCGCTGAGCTAGGTATGGGCAGAGAAGCCGCGATTGCTCAAAGAGGGTTAATGGATGCTGCTAGGGGCGCAGGTAGAGAGTCTCGTATTGGCCAAAGAGCTATGCGCCGCGCTGGTTCAGGAATTATGGGTCAAGTGGGCGGTGCTCAAGAAGGCGCTATGGATGCCGCACAAAGAGCCAGAATGCAGACGCAGATGGCAGGACAAGATCTTCGTTCTGCCGGCGAGATGGGTAGAGCCACTGCGCTCCAAGGTATCGCTGGGCTTGCAGGCACAGGTGGTCAGTTTGATCCTTCAGCTATATCAAGATTCCAAGATCCCTTCACTCAAAGCGTGATTGATGCTCAACAAGCAGAGATTGCTCGACTAGGCGAGCAGCAAAAGATTGCTGCGCGTGACCAAGCCGTGCGCTCTGGCGCGTTTGGCGGATCTCGTGGCGCTATAGCACAAGCAGAGATTGGTCGTAACGTCCTGCAGCAACAAGCCAAGACTGGCGCCGAGTTGCGCTCACAAGGCTTCCAGCAGGCTCAACAGGCCGCTCAGCAGGCGTTTGAGCAGGCACAAGGGCGTAGGCAGCAGGCCGCACAATTAACTGGGTCACTAGGCCAAGCAGGCGCTCAAACAGGGATCAGTGCCGCACAACAGGCAGCTAACCTTGGTTTGAGTGCAGAGCAACTTGCTCAACGTGGCGCACTTGAAAGCGGACAGCTTGGCCTTAGTGGTTTGACCTCTCAAGCAGATATAGCTCAACGCGCTGCACAGATGGGTATATCTACTTCAGAGTTGGCGGGCAGGCTTGCTCAGCAAGGTGGCGCTCTTGGTTTGCAAGCACAACAAGGTATTGGCGGTCTGGCCGGTCAACGTGCAGACATCGCCTCTGGCTTGGCAAGAGACTTCCAGTCTGGGCAACAACTGGGTTCTGGCATATTTAGCGACAGAATGGGCAGAATTGCTGGCGCGGCAGGTGGCTTAGACAGGCTATCTCGCGGTGCGTTTGGCGATGCATTGAGTGCATTTCAGGCTGGCCAACAAGGAGCTCGTGCTGGGGCTGCTGGTATAGCTGGTCTGGGTCAACAAGGCTTTGATATGTTGACTGGCCAGATAGGAACCCTTGGCGGACTAGGCGCAGCTGGTAGAGGCATACAACAACGTGGCCTTGATGCACAGTATAAGGCAGCAACTCAGTTGTCAGATGAGCCATTCATGCGCTTGCAGAGAGGATTCCAGGTTCTTGGGCAAGGTCAGCCGTTTATGCCTAGTTTCCAGAGTGGTTACGGCGTTGGCGCTCAACAAAATCAGACTTATCAACAACCAAGCACATTTTCAAAAGTAGCCAACATTGCAGCCACAGTTGCGCCATTCTTCCCTTCTGACATTCGTTTGAAAGAAAACGTCATGAAGGTTGGTGAGGTTGAGCCTGGTGTTGGATGGTACACATGGAGTTGGAATGACACGGCTAAAGAGCTTGGCATAGGCGGTCCAACTGAGGGCGTTATGGCTCAAGAGTTGATTGAGGTTGACCCTTCAGCCGTGCTCATGGGTGAAGACGGCTACTACCGTGTAGATTATTCAAGAGTTGACCATGGCCGAAAGCAAGCGTGAGAAAAAGATCAGCAAGGTCATGGGAGAGTTCAAAGAGGGAACTCTCAAGTCTGGCGGTTCGGGTAAAAAAGTAACAAATCCAAAGCAAGCGATAGCGATTGCGCTGTCAGAAGCAAACGAGATGAGTCAAGGTGGCATGATGTACAACGAAATCATGAACAGGCCAATGTTCCAAACACCACAGATGCGTGAAGGTGGCGGCATCATGGCGGGCATTGCACCGATTCGTGGGTATGCGGAAGGTGACCTTGTGTCAGATGACTTCTTCACACTTGAGAAGACCGAAGAAGGCTCTGGCATGAACCTTCGTGATGTCACAGACTTTTTCTTTGATCCTGAAGATCCGATTGATTACGCAACCATAGGGCTTATGGCGTTTCCTCCTGCATATGTTGCTGCTCGATTAGCTCGCATGGGGATCAAGGGTCAAAAGGCAGCTGAGCAAGTTCAAAAAGTGGTTAGGGCGCAAGATGCGATACCTAACATGCTTGGTGGAGGATCTTCTCGTGCATCCACTGGCCTACAAGTTCAAGTAGGTGCTGGCGTTCCAATGGCTGTGATGGGAGAAGATGAGGCCATGGCGCAAGAGATGCCTATGCCTGCTCCAGAAGTTGCTAGTGGCGGCATTGAATCTTTGATGCCTGAAACAGAAAAGCCAACGATTGTTGGTGGTCGCAGCAGAGCAGCGCAGAGAAAAGCCGAAGGCGGCATTGCGTCTGTGCAAGGCTATGCTCTTGGCGGAAAAGTTGTTGAAAAGGGCATAGAGTTTGTTAGAAATTTATTCACTCGCGCACGCAAAGGTGAAGACGTTACTGATGAAGTTTCTGACGCTGTTCGCAAGGGCGATATAGATGTTGAAGATGGTGATGCAATCATACAGGCGCAGATGGATTTGCCTGGCATTTCACCTGCTGTGGCAAAGAAAGCTGATGACGTAGCCGACGCGCTTGATGATGCGCCAACTCCCCCTGCACCACCCAGTCTTGGGAAAAGAATTGGAAAAGGATTAGGCGTATTAGGTTTAGGTGTGGGTGGGGTATACGGTGCTAGTGAATATCTAAGAGGAAGAAAAGATGAAGAAGAAACCGCTGCTGCTTCTGGTGGAAAAGCTCAACAAACCGCTCAACAAAAAGCACAACAAGCTGCAGCACAAGGGCCAGCGCCACTTGGTGTTCCTCCAGCCCAAGCTCAAGTTTTCATAGATCCAGAAACAGGTGAGTACAAACAAAAGGCTACTGGCATCAAGAAGTTCTTGTTTGGTGAAGACGGTATTGGTGGAGAGCAGTCTGGATTTGCTGGAAATATTTTATCAAAGCTTCAAGATCCTAGAACTCAATACGCTCTTGCCAAGGCCGCTCAACCATCTGAAGGCTTTGTGCCCCGCAACTTCTTCAGCGATGTTGCGCTGGCTGGAAGAGACTATGACATTCAACAAGCTGAGCTTGATCGTCTTGAGCAAGCCGCCAAGCCTGAAATTGTTCAACAGTTTGAGGCAATCAGACAGTACGCTCAACCGAGTGAAGGTGAAACAGAAGCTGATGTTGATCGTAAAGTATTTAAGAGCTTGTTTGATGACATGACTGCAAACGCTCAGCTTGAGGCACTTCTCACTCTTTATAAGGCAATGCCAAGCGCAGAAGAAGCAGGATTAACTCTACAACAGTTCTCTGATCAACTTGGTTTGGGCAACGTATCAAGACTTCTAACAAAGATTGAAGATCAAAGTTAACAATGCCGACTTACCACAAGGTCAGAGAGGACGGTAGGAGCTTATACCTTCAAGCTGATAGCCCCGAAGAAGCAAGTCGAATGCTGCGTGAACAGAATCTTGCTTTGAGATCTGAACGCAAACAACAAGAATACAAAGCCTCTGCAGAATACCAACCAGGTGAAACGCTTGAGCCAGAAAACATAGAGTTTGGCGGCAAGGTGCTTAGGGGCGGTTTGAACGGACTGGTATCAATACCAACTAACATCACCAGTGCAGTCGGTTTTGGGCTGCAGGCAGCTGGCGCGGAAGAAGTTGGATCTGATCTTGTTGATCGAGCAAATGCTGTTCGAGAAAGATTCGCTCCAGACATAGAAGGACTTGGCCTTGCTGCTGAGATACCTAAAGCTTTGGTTCAGTTTGGCTTGCCTGCTGGACTTGTTTTTAGAGCCACCAAAGGCGCAAACAAAGCAACGCAAATAGCAGCAACTGCTGCTGCCGAAGGCCTTGTTGCTGAAGAGGATATGAAGACCTTTGGCGACACCTATCTGCCAAACCCGTTGACCAAAACACAAGAACTTGAGTTTCTTTCAGGTCAAGAAAGAGCTTTTGCTGCTTTGTACAACAAAGGGAAAACAGGTCTTGAGGCGGCTGCAATAACTATGGGCGTCCCTTTAGCCTTAACTGGCGCTGGTGCAGTAATCAAAACAACATCCAAAGTCGCAGCAAACGTTCCGGGCGTCAGCCAGGTTGCTGATGGGCTCGCAGCTGTTGGCGAGGGTTTTGGCGAAACTGTTAGGCGCATGGAAAAGTCTAGCCCGCTGGTCAGAAAAGCTTTGTCTCAAGTGAGATTTAGAGGCGACTTACCAGATGATACAACTGCAGAAATAAAGTCTTTGTATGCAACTAATCTGGCAAGACTCTCTCATCAGAACGAAGTCGCGTTTAAAGATTTAAACACCTCCTTAGAAACCATGATGAAGTCTGGTAAGGAAAATGGCTACACCCAAGAGATGGTAGTTAAAGCTCTTGATGACTTCATCAATCCAATGACCGATGACTACATAGATCCATCAGATGTTGCTGCTTTACAAAAAGCAAAACTTGACGCGAAAAACAAACAAAATGAAGCAGCAAAACTATTGATTGAAATGGATAGAAAGATGGGGTTTGTCAAGAGCGACAGGCTCAATGTGAATACAAAATCTAGTGCAATTAGGTCTGATTTAAGTTTATTTAGATCAGCAAAAAGAGTGCGAGAGACAATTGATGAATACAGTGAAGAGATACTAGGTCGCAAAGAATATTTGCCAGAAGGGGCAGAAGAAACCATTGTAGGACAGATGGGGTTGTACAACGCTCGTCAGTATAGAGCCTTTTTGTCTGATAATTATGAAGCAGATCCTGCCAAGTACAAAGCTGCTCTTAGTGTAATAAAAGACGCGATTGTTAAAAGTGACCCATCCGCTGCAAGTCAACTAACTCGTGAGCAGTTGGATGAGATGGCAGCAACCAATCTGTCTTTGATCACTCAGAAAGGCCAGTTCAATAACGCAAAGGTTTCTCCAGAGGATTTGATTTCTGATGACACATTAAGAGGTGTGTCTAGAGGTCCGCTGCGCGGAAGAATCTTGCAGAGCAAAGAGATAAGAGACTTCTTGGGTGAATACACTGCTAAACGTGGAACCATTTCTGAAAGAACAGAAGGGTTACTGAAGGGCGTCACAGAAACTCTTGGTAGGCAATCAGCGTTGATTGCTAAAGGTAAATACTTCAGCGAGTTAGCAGAATACAACAGATTTCTCGCTGATGACGCAAAGATGTTTGTTGATAACCAACCTGTGTCTGATGTGTTAAAAGGCAGCAAACTACAAGAATACATTCAAGTGCCAAACGGACCAGGTTACGGACGTTTAGCTGGGAAGTGGGTTAAAAAGGACTACATCAATGCCATAGAAAAAAACGCCACCAGTATGCCGTTTGAAAATGTACCTATAGTGTCTGGCATATATGCAAGCATGCTTGGCTTGAAAGGTATAAGCCAGTTGGCAAAAACCGTTTACAACCCGACAGGACAAATAAGAAACGCTACCACTGCCATGGGCTTCGCCGTTGCAAATGGCAATGTGCCAAATGGCAAAACGCTAAGTGATGCATATCAACTGTTGATGGTTGATCTGAAGCAAAGCTTTGCTACTGAAGCTGGAAAGAAAGCAGTTTTTGACGATCTAATTTCAAAAGGCCTAGTAGGACAGCAAGCTCAATTAAGAGAGCTTGAAGATTTGATAGAGATAGCGGCTGGGAAAACCACCAAGGTTCCTGTGCTTGGAAGACTTCTTGATGCTGCTCAAGGCGCAAAAAACAACTTTGCTTCAAGACTATATCGTGCAAGTGATGACTTCTGGCGTGTAGCAAACTACATGACAGAAAGAAAAAAGATCACTGGCATGATTCAAAGCTCTCAAGTTAAGGGCCAACCTTTTAACATGAAAGCAACGACCATTGAGCAGATTCGGATAGCTAGAGCTAATGGTCTTGATCCAAACAACGTTGACGTATCTCAACTTTATAAAAAGTTTGGAACCAGTTCAGGCAAGGTTGATGAGTTCAGCAAACCTCAATCACCAACTGATTTTGATAAATTCGTAGACGCTGAAGCAGCGATGATCACCAGGAACGTTGTTCCTAACTACTCTCGTGTTCCAACGTTAATTCAAAACTTGAGAATGCTCCCTGTTGGTAACTTCATCGCTTACCCGGCAGAGATCTTGAGAACAAGCGGCAACATACTCGGACAGTCAATAAAAGAGTTGGCAAGCGACAATCCATATCTAAGACAAAGAGGTATGGAAAGATTGATGGGGTTTGGAACGATGACTACGTTCTTGCCATCAGCCACCGTTGCTTTGGGAACCTCTCTCACAGGATCAAGCCAAGACCAGATTGAAGCATACAAACGATCTGGCGCATTCCCTTGGGACAAAACAGGCAACATAATTCCTGTAAGAACAGATAAAGATGGCAATGTGTTAGAGGTCATGAATGGTTCTTACACATTCCCTTATGACTATCTCGTCAGGCCTTATCAAGCAGTGATGAACGCTGTTGTGAATGGTGAAAGAAAAGAAGAAACATTAAGCAAGATAGCTTTCAATGCTATGACAGATGCTAGTGCTGAATTTTTTCAACCATTTCTAGGGGAATCAATTATTACTGAACGAGTATTTGATTTGCTTGCTCGTGGTGGAAGAACAAGACTTGGTTCTGAAGTTTATAATCCAAATGATGAAATAGGCGACAAGGTGTGGGCTGCAGGAGCGCATTTATTTAACGGTATTGTCCCAGTGGTTTCTCCCGTAGAGCTAAACCCAAAGGAGTCAATTTTAAACTCCATGGGTGTGTTTGATGAGGGTTACGGAGATCCCATGAGAAGTGTTAAGTTAGGCAACTTAACTAGATCTGTTCTAGTAGAAAGCCAACTATTAGACCCTAGATATAGGATGAGTGAAAGCGGTAGACAGTTAGATTTTTTCAACGAACTTGCTCAAGCAACCACAGGTGTTAAAACCATCAAGGTCGATATGGAGAAATCCTTGATGTACAAAGCTTATGAGGCAAGAAATGAGCTTGCCTCTGCAACAGAAGATTTTAGAGCAATAAAAAGAGCTTATGGCCCTCGCACGCCAAAAGAAATTTTAGTTAAATTTCAAAAAGCAAATGAGCGCAAATATAAAGCTGCAAGAGATCTATCGATTGCAATAGACGATGCTAGGCTGCTTGGCGTTACAAATGAAAAGATAGCTAAAGTTCTAAGCAAACAAGTTGGCGGTATCGCTGATTGGCGTGCCCTAATGAACAACGTGTTTATCCCTTACACGCCACCACCTAGTGTTACGGTGGGCGCTTATGAAGCAAGCGAAACTAAGATTAGAAATATTGTTCCTTTAGGCCAAATATCTGATGAGATAAGTAGGTCCATAAGAGAAACTAATCAAAGGTTTCCAGAACCGCCTGCGCCCCAACAAAGGCCTGCTCCGCTTCTTGAAAGAGCAGGAGAGGCTGTTCAGGGAGCTGCGGAGTCTGCTCCATCGTTGTTTAATCAAGCAACTCAAAGGGCATCACAGTTCCTACGCCAACAAGAAGAAGAGAAGCTACTAGGCGGAAGCTAACGTGATTCCCAAGCGAGCCCCGAAGAAGAGCAAGTACTTTGCAAAGAGAGTTGAATACGATGGGATCGTGTTTGACTCCAAGCTTGAGGCTGCTCGATACAAGATACTCAAGCGTCATGAAGAAGCTGGCGAGATCACTGATCTTGAAGTCCAAGTAGACTTCCCGTGCGTGATCACCGTTGAGGGTGAGGACAAAAAGATCTGTTCATACGTTGCGGACTTTCGATACAAGCGCGATGGCGAGGTGGTGGTAGAGGACACCAAGGGGATTATCACCCAAGTGTTCACGCTCAAGAAGAAACTTGTCGAAGCCCTCTACCCTGGTCTCAAGATACTGATCGTCAAAGACCCACGAGAGTGGGCCTAGAACGGCATCTTGCGCTCGTCAACATTCTCAAGATAGCTGCCAGGAAACTCACGCCTCACGCTCTCGCCGGTCATCATCAAGCCCGCTTCAAAGTCTGCCTTAGATAGTTCACGCATCTCTACGCTGCTGTAGTGATACTCACCCGTCACCTCAGACGTTGAGTTGTAGAACTCCATGATCCCAACCTGATAGGCCACAGAATCCTCTGTGCTCTTGCCCGGCAGATGGTTGGCATTCACAAGCTCTGGTATCCACAAGTGGTCCTTGCAGCCTTCTCTTTGTGCGTCAAGCGACAACGACTGCTGCTTGCGTTTGCAAAACCACACGGCGCCGTTTGATTCAGTTAGTGGCTTCACGTTTTTGCAGTTTCTGCAGTTAACCGACTCAGGCAGGCGGCGACCAAAGTAGACGTTGCGATACAACTCCGACTCGTTCTTCATGCGCCAGTCCTTTTCAGACATGCGCGTGCTCTTGTCAGGTGCATCACTGCAGATGATACGCTGCGCCTTGGCTTGCGCCTTTTCCCAAACCTGTGGATTGAAGTCGATGATCTCTGTGTACACACTGCTGTCGTTCTTGTTGACTACAACTACCATGCACTTGGTCAGGCCAAGCGCACCCATGTAAGCATGGATCTGCCATCGATAGGTTTCACTCCAGGCTTCGTAGCTTTCAAGCTTTACGAGCTCTTTGAACCGCTTGTCGTTGGCGCTCTTGACTTCCAGAAGCAAGATCACCTCTTCGCTAGGGGGTGGCAGAACGCCCTTGAGAAGGCCGTCACAGGAGCCTGCAAAGTGCCCGCCAAAGAACGATGCTCGAAACTGGTTGCCGTCTTTGTCATGTGAGGCGATGGACACCACATCAGTATCGCGTATGTTCTCAACCACCTGGTCCTCGATGCGGTTGCCTAGATCAAACAGCCGCAGCATCCTGCCACTGAAGCTTGCCGGTAAGCACCAGCGAAAGCCCATCCACAGTTTGTACTCATCGTCATCGCCAATGCCGCTAAAGCCCAGGTGGCCACGAAAGCGGTTTTCTTTCTCCGCTAGTTGCTCATCGATCCGATCAAAAATGGACGCTAACGACATTCCAGTATTTTCCTTCTTTTCTTACAGTGATTTGTTTGATGTGGCTCATCACCTTTACATGTTTCACCAGATCAACAGCGTGATTAATGTTAGTTGGGCACGGGAAGCCGTTGGTTAGTGACCGCCACTTTTTCTCTGCCATCGTACCGGCCTTACCTTTCATGCCAATCATGATTGGCATGTTTTGTGGCCAATAGTCGCCGGGACTTAAAAACATAACATTGAGATAGTCGTTGCCATTCTTCGATGTTTTTAACTCAGCTGAAACCCACTCTACGTTCTTGATTCGCTCATGCACCTGAACGGGATCTTGAAGTTCATCTGACAGAACATGACCTTCTGCCGCTTCTCTTGTGGCTGCAGCTTCACGCCCATTGTATCCGGGCGATAGCTCTTCACTACCACCTAACAATGACGGCTGCTTTATTGGTGCAGGTTTAAGCGCGCCACATTCGATGCAGGTTTTCCGATCAATATCATTAACGCCAACACATTCAGAGCAAACCCAAAATGGACTTTCATCTTCTTTGACAGGTTTATCTGGTCTAGCAGTATCAATGCACCCATGGCGCTGCATGTTCTCGCCGTAGTCCAGCAGCATGCAGTCTTTCTTGTCACCCCAAGTGCGCATGCCTCGTCCACAGATCTGAACGTATAAGCCTAGCGACTTGGTCGGTCTGAGCAATGCGATGCAGTCGGTGCGTGGCGCATCCCAGCCCTCAGTTAACACAGCCACGTTACACAACGCATTGATCTGGCCATCCTCGAATCGCTCAAGGATGTCTTCTCGCTCCGCTTGTGGTGTTTCGCCGGTCACAACTGCAGCCTCTATGCCTGCTTGTCTGAGATACATGCACATCTTTTCTGCATGAGCCACCGTGATACAAAAGAACACTGTGCTCAGTCGGCCTTTGGTGTAAGCCTTCTCTACCCAATCATCGATGATGGCCAGCATGGTTTGATCTTCCATGGCCAGCTTCTCGATGTCCGACTCGCGATAGTCGCCGCCCTTGAACTTGACCCGCGCAGTTGATGCATCGATCACAGCCTCATCGTTTACCTTGAAGGCCGACAGGCGGCACAGGAAGCCCTGTTGGATCATTTCAGGTATGCCTATACGGTAGGCAACGCCTGAGAAAAAGTGCTCCTCAAGGCCGTATATGAAGCCCTGGCCCATACGATAGGGTGTAGCGGTTACACCCAGTATGCGCGGCGTTTTCCAGATAGATGACTCAAAGTGATCAAAGATCTTGCGATACCGGGTCTTGGGATCTGGCGCCACATGATGCGCCTCGTCTACGATGATGTAGTCAAAGTCACCAACGGTGTTGAGCCTAGTCGGCGTAGCCAGGGTATCTCGGCTGGCGATGACGATACGCCCATCGACTTCGTATTGGTTCAATCCCGCAGCCAGGATGCCTGATGGCGCACATGGCCATACTTTCTTGAGTTTATCCTCTGCCTGGCTGACCAGTTCTTGCCGGTGAGCTAGGATCAGAATCCTGCAGTCGGGCTCCCGCTCAAAAATCTCCTTGATTAGTGTGGCGAAAACAACTGTCTTGCCAGCCCCTGTCGGTAGAACGATGAGCGGGTGCGTGTCCTGGGTGTTGAACCAGTGGACCGCTGCATCAACGGCCTCGCGCTGATAGTACCTGAGCTCCATTTCTTCTTTCTTCCATGAGTTTGCGGTAGGTGTTGCGCCAATAGTTCTTGGCCCAACTGTCCTCTGGTGATTTGTAAATGCATCGCAGCACGGCACGCTTACGTTCTTTGAACTTAGATGAGTCTTCTGTTGCTAATGACATATCCTTTCGTCCTCCATGATTTCTGCCACATCGGTGTAAGAGCCATCATTGATGCTCTCCACAACCTGTGGCAACAATTGAGTCATGAGCGCATGATCACCATGAGCTAGGTTCCAGCCTAGTGAATACACCATCATGACCTCAAACAGGATGCGTGGTTCTAGCTCCTCTTTGCTGACCTTCACCAAGTTTCTGATCAAGTCCATGGCGTACTCGTGATCCTCACTGCCGCCTTCCATTTCCATTTCAAAGTCATCTTCTTTCATTGATCTTTATCCTCTGGCGCTGGTTCTGGTGCTGGTTTAGGAAGAGATTTAGTGGGATGCCACTCGCCCAAATGGGTGTCTGTGAATACAGCTTTCAAGCCTACAGATCTTCCTTCGCCATCTTCCCACCAAGGTATAGATTCATAACATTTTGCAAGGGCATCCATAAGTTCAAACAACAAATGACGGTCATCCTCGGAGAAACCTACAAAAGGTATGATGAATAGATTCTTTCGCTCTTTACCATCCTCGTTATGCGTAAACCCATGAATGCCTGCTCCCATATTTTCTATGAAGAAAAAATTGTCCGCGCTAGGCCCAAGATAATCACGATCCAATCGAAGCCTTTCTTCTTTGTTGAAGTCTCGAAGATTGTGGTTCTCTGTTTTGTAACGTGAATTAGCATTTGCAAGCTCGTTGTTCTCCTTCTCAAGCACTTCAATGCGCTTGAGTAAGTCGGCCTTTGAATCCGTCATCTCAAATGTTCTCTATGTTGTTGATTTCGACATCGACAGTGACTTCGTTGTCAGGCCAGCCGCCACACTTGGCATACAATTCGCCAATGCGCTGAGCGGTATCCATCAACAGAGCGATGTGCTCTTGGTTCTCAATCTTTTTGCGGGCATAGAATTGCTCGCGTGTCTCAACTAGAACAGTCTCAGATGGGTAAGTGCGGTCACCGATCTCGACACTAGGTCTCTCCCACACCTGACCCTTATCGTCTTCGCTGATCATCTCCCACTCTTCACACTCAACCCACCCCCATTCACCATCTTGGTATGTGCGAATGCTCGGCACCTTGTGGTGCCAAGTAGATGAAAGGTTTAGGTTAGGAATCGGGATCGTGCAAACACGCTGCTTCGGGCCTGGGTGCCAATCAACCCCATCGCCATGAGTGTTGATGGTGATGTACGCATCGGAGTATTCCATCCACCAAGCATTGTCTGGGTGGACGATCTTATATTTTTCTGAAAAGTCTGGATCGTTGTTCTCAACGCCTAACAAAGCCTCCAGTTCCTCAACACGCTCACGTTTCTCAACGAACCTCTTTCGTGTCGATTCTCTTTGAGTCTCTGAGTCTTTCAAACGACGCTCAGCATCAATCAACTTCTCGTTGGCTGCGTCTAGTTGTTCACGCAGTTGTTGCTTGGTTTCCGTCTTCATAAGTATCCCTTTTGTAATGATAGTTAGTGTGGTGGTTGATGAGATTGGCGCCTTCTATTCCCCTCCTCGAAAGGGTGGCGGGAGCGCACTTCATCTCATCTGTTTTTTAAAGCAGGCCAGTAGGAGCCTTGCTGAGAGCAGTCGGACGCCACCACTCACCCGACTGATATGCCCCGCCAAATTCATGACAACGATAGAAGAAAGGCAGCAGCGTAGACCGATGCAGCGATGCACACGCCCATGATGATGCCCTTCTTCGTATCGTCATCTATCTGCACTCGCTACGACCAGCTTGCCGTGTTCAGCCCAGCGGCAGGTTGTGCCGGTGCCTGTTGTGGCTGCTCAGTCTGAGCGTGTGGTTGTGCTGGGCCAGCACCAGACTTGAACGAAGAGATCTTGTTTTTGTCTGCATACGTCCCGCCGCTAGGATTAGAACCACCCTTTTCAATCACGATGTTCGCTGAGAAGGGCTTGCCCATGCAGCCACGCACCATGTCCTCACTGAGGTTCCCAGATGGGTTACCGCCTGACGCAATCATCCAAGATTTAAGACGCCCAACGCCCACTTGGTTGTTAAGTACAAACCGATCCCAGACTTTACGGCCTGCGTGAGTTGGTCCAACCACGTTGAATTCAAACTCCAACATAGGATTGCCGTTGCTCGACGTTTTTCGCTCATACAACGCTGCAGAGAGCGTGTATTCACCTGGCGGGAACGGCGCAGAACCCCCCGAAGTTTCCTTTACATCATCAAGATTGATGTTTAGATCGTCTAAAGACATAGCTGATTACTCCTCAAGCTGCTTCAGTGTTGGTGTTTGCAGCGAGTGCTGCGGTGTATGCTTCCATGAAAGCGTTCCATGAAAACTCAAGCTTGCTTGGCAAAGCCAAACGAGACTTGGCGTCATAAGCTGCAGCGAACTGCGTGAACAAACCACGGTTGCCGTAGCTGACACCTCTGGCCTTCTGGCCATCCTTGATCAACTGCGTTTCGTAGTTTGCAAACAAGTTAAAGTCCACCCAGTCCTTGATGAGTGAGTTGACCTTCTTGTTGCAACGCATCTCCCAGCGGTCATACGGCTCCAGTTCAGGATCTTTGTATGCCTTGGAAGCAACGTGGCTGAGCAGAATGACGTTCATGCCCTTCTGTGTGTGCAGAACATTGAGCCCTGACAACAGATGCACCCAAGCGTTTTCTTCGGCAACGTAGAACGCACCGTAGCCTGCTTTGGGATCAGCTGCTGATGACCAGCCGTTCTGCTCACAGACATATTCTTCGCCAAGCTTGGCTGCAGCGTCTGTGGTATCAAGCACAACAGTCTTGAATGACTGCTCCTCGTGCACCAGAGTCTTGATCTGCTCTAGCAACTCGCCCCAAGTGTTTGCCTGGGGGAAGCGTGGCACATCGATGAAAGACAAGCCGTCTTCCGCTTGGATGAACACCGGGTCTAATGACCCTGCACCAAAGGTGCTTTTGCCGATACCGTCTGTACCTTGGATGTTCATCCGCACTGGTGGTATCGGACCACCCGCTGGACGGGTGCTCGTGATTTGCTGAAGTAAAGACATTAGTCCTCCTCTAGTTTATCAGCGTTGATTTTTTTGATTTTAGAATCACCTAGCTTGATCGAGTGCGCAGCGTGCCATGGGCCAGCCTCGCTAGGATGGTTGACCGCAAAGTCCTTGAACTTACGCATATCGATTTTGTAGATGGTCTGCTGGGTAACAAAGGAGGGCCAATCGCTTTGAGGTATCGCCTCAAGGATTGCATCGACCATGGACTGATCCCAAATGTGAGTCCTTGGAATCTCGACGGTGTAAGGACCGTCTGTGGTTTCGCCGCCTTCGTTATGGATCGTAGTCAGTAGAGCACTGACCAACTGGGTATCGAGCAAATCTCGCTCAAGCTTTTTAATGTGCTTGTCTAGCTCTGCCTTTTTGTTTCTCGCACCGACAATCTGCCGCGCCAAACAGTTAGCGTCCTGCATTTCCTTTTCCTTTTCTAACTCAACTCAACTCTCTACGAAACGGAGAATGAACTAGGCAAAAGAAAAGTGCAACACCTTTTGTAAAAAAAATTGTATTAAATAATATGGAGGGTTAGTATCAGGCCTGGCAGAGGGTCTCCAGTCCTCAGTACTACACGTTCCCGTCCGTGTGCCAAAAGACGGGCTTCATAAGGAGAAGTAATGGAATATGTGATCGAAAAGAACTCCCCTTTGCCACCACACCCTACAAAAGGGTCAGGCAAATGGCAAAAGCTTTTGTCAAAAATGGAGGTAAAAGATACAACCACGGTTAAAAGCGAAGAAGAGGTCAGATCGATCAGGACATCAGCCTACAGGCTAGGCATGAAGATCAGATCAAGGCGGATCAGTGAAGGACTCTATTGGATACAACGGGTGAAGTGATGATGCCTTTCTTATCGTCAGATACTGAAGGGCCCATGTCACCCGAAGCAAAAGAAGAACTCCTACACACGATGTGGGAGCACGGCATGCACATCATCCCCTGCGGTTCGCCCAGCGAGGTGGTGCCACAATATTTCAGACAGCGTCATCCATTCGACGCCGAAGAAGATCTCAAAGCCAAGTGGGCCAAAACACCACGGGTTAAATGGCAGCACTATCAAAAGATCCAGCCATCCCAGGACGAGATCACCCAGTGGCATGCCCAATATCCTGGTGCTAACTGGGCTGCAATCACCGGCATATCATTCGCCGTGGTCGATGCAGACTCAGACGATGCTGTGAACTGGATCGATGCAGGTGGCATCACGCGAACACCACTAACACAAACCTCGCCCAAAGGCGGGAAGCACTACTTCTATTCCATCGGTGGTGCCAACCCGCTGATCCGCAACAGCGTCGGACAGAACAAGCTCGATGTTCGAGGCGATGGCGGGTACATCATGGTCGCACCAAGTGTCGGCTATCACATGAAGTGTGATCAAGCATACGGTGTGTCTTCAATCGATGACTTGCCACTGCTGGGCGAAGCGGATATCCAACAGGTGCATGTGTTTAACACCGGCAACAAAGTCGAGAGCATCCGCGACAAGCTGACAGAGGAGCCGAAAGAACAAGGCAGTCGCAACGACACACTAGCACGGCTGGTTGGCAAGTGGATCAAAGAAGGCTGGGGCATGCGCGAGGTGCTGATCAAGGCTCAAGATTGGAACCAGTCCTGTGTGCCACCCATGGACTTGATCGAAGTAACGCGCACGACAATCAGTATCGTCAACGGCCACATCAAGCGGCACCCAGACGATGTGAACGCAGGCATCATCGCATGGCAGACATCAACGTGGCAGACAGAGATCAACGAAGATCTCAAGCAACTGCAGTCACAAGAAGACCCGCTCGATGAACTCAAGCGCGAAGGTGACAAAGAACAAGATCAAGGGCCGCTAGGACTCCAGCCGTTCAACGCAGAGCAGTGGTCTGCGATGACAGACGATGGCATCGAGCAGTTCTGGGGCGATGCGTTTATCTTTCAAAAAAGTCGGGTGCTGTTGTTGGGCAAACCAAAGATAGGTAAGTCCAATTGGCTAGGCGCCTTCGCAGCGGGGGCAACCACTGGTACAGACTTCATGGACTGCGAGTTTAGCAGGCCGCTCAAGGTGATGTGGTTCCAGGCCGAGATCATCGCAGAGTTTTTGAAGCGGCGTATCGACACCTACTATCGGCGCTTCGAGTTCGACCAAGAGCTCATGTCGATGGGTCACAGCAATCTGATCATCAGCGGCAGGCTACGAAAGAACCTGATGCGAGATCAGGACATCGAGCAGTTCAGCCAAGAGATAGCGTTTCACAAACCAGATCTTGTCATGATCGATCCGATCATCAACTTCTTCGATGGCGAGGAGAACTCTAACACAGAGATACGCAAGCTCCTTGATCGTGTTGACATGCTGATAGAGATGCACGGTATCAGCGTGATCATTGCTCATCATACAGGCAAAGAGCGGGCAGATGATAAGTCATTCATGTCTGCACGAGGCGGCAGTGTGTTCGCCGGTTGGTTCGATAGTGGCGTGAAGCTCAGCGGCGAGAAGCCTGATGTGTCTGTTTTCTACGAAGCGCGTAACGCCCGTGAACCAAAAGAACATCTAGCAAGTTTTGACTTCGATGATGGCATGTGGAAGGTCAACGATTTTACACCTCGAAACGTGAAGTCACCGCTTAGTGAAGAAGATGAGGTCAAGATAGCAGGCGTGGTGGTCGATGCCATGAGTAGCACCAAGTTTTACAAGCGCAAAGAACTTGAGATGTTAGCGAGAGAAGCTCTCAGTGATGCAGGATTAGCTAACGGTGAGAGAGCAGCAATGAAAGCGGTTTCCTATGTGCAAAAGTATAAGGGGGCAGTGGTCAAGACGCATGCCGTCCCAGGCGCAGCCGTGTGGCACTATCTAGAATCAAATGAAATGACAAAGCCTTGGGAGGCATAGTGATGAATGAAGCAAACACACAGTGGAATAGAACTGTCACAGATCAAGTCGGATGGATTGTTCTGTTCCTTGGCACACCATATATGGATGGCCGGTACACAGAAAAAGATTATGCCATGCAGGTCAAAAAGCGCATGGAAGAACGATACCCGATGCTGCGATTTGAAGTGGCCCAAGTGAGGGGCGACTTCTTAGTTAGCGATGACATCTTTTGGGCTGATCATCAGGAGGAGATAGAACAAGCAAACGACAGCGCGACTGGCGTCTACTGGAGAAGGCATGGGTATCAAAAAGTGAAGTCGTAGTGTGTGGCACTATCTAGAATCAAATGAAATGACAAAGCCTTGGGAGTGATATGAGCAAGCTCACAGTAATTAGCTTGGGCGCAGGTGTACAGTCAAGCGTGATGGCGTTGATGGCAGCGAAGGGTGAGATCACACCCATGCCTGATTATGCGATCTTTGCAGACACACAAGCGGAACCTGATCACATATACGAATGGCTCGACTGGCTAGAAAGCCAGCTGCCGTTCCCGGTGCTGCGTGTCACACGAGGCAGTCTGCTCGATGACATCATGAACCCAGAAGATCGAAGCGCATCACCGCCGTTCTTCACTGCATCACCAAGCGGGGTGGGCGAGGGCATACTCATGCGTCAGTGTACCCGCGACTACAAGGTCACGCCGATCCAACGAAAGCTACGCGAACTGGCAGGCTACAAACCGCGCCAACGTATCCCAGCAGACACAGTCGAGCAGTGGATAGGTATCAGCACCGATGAGATACAGCGGATGAAAGATGCGCCAGAGAAATGGTGCAACA